CTTAGATGTGCGAACCTCCCCCTGGTTTTATAACCGTTCAGTGCTACACGAGCGACGACTTGTTGACAGGCGATTCTACAATTGTCAAGTCCATTCCCGTCCGCTCGTGCTTCTTCCGCCGAGGCGTCGAAGTTGTTCTGTTCCGGTGTGAGTCCAACAAGCATCGCTGGTCGAAGATCAGAGGTCCTGTGAGCTTAACAGTTCATTGCGATATCTGTGAATTCCGCGAGACTGTTGAGATTCCATCTCTGCCCAAAGGCTTCAAGGTAGCTAGCGATTTCTCGTACAGCGTGACTTGGAATTGCTGTTACAGCCGTGGCAGGACAGAGTAGCACTGAGGTTAGTTGGTTGAGGGTGACCAAGAATGGGTTGTTCTGTTGTTGGAAACTGCAAGTCCGTGATGTTGATGAGCAGGATGAGCTGGTCAAAGCTAGCTCTCCTCATATCCGTCGCAATGGCGGCAGCCATGACAGACTCCCCACCCACTCTGATATGTATGGGGATCCTAGTGAGCGTGGTGCTCAACTGGATCGTCTGCGCAGTATGCGAAGAAGCTTCAGAGCTAATTCTGGGCGTTACGTTGGAAGCGACTCGTCCTAGCCCCGCAAGGGTTATAGGAGAGCCGGTTTTCGACCCCCGGTATGGCTATGTCGCTCCTGCTATCTATGACGGCAAGTCGTTTGATGTGATCCTGCCTATTTCTGCTCTGTCCACCGCTTCAACAAGGAAGGAGACAGTAGAAATGGCAGTCGAGAACTCACGACTGCAACCTCTAGAGAGCAGTCAAACGCCAAAGTCCCTTGTGGCTTTGTACTCGCATGACTTACTATCTGGATGGGGTTCTCGGATTAAAGGCCTTGATGGCCAGGAATACCTATTGACGGCCTTGCACGTGTGGGAGACTAACATCACCCATCTTTGCAAAGACGGAAAGAAGGTACCGATAAGTGGATGCCCAATCGTTGCGAGCTCCGCTGATTCGGACTTGGACTTTGTCCTAGTATCCGTGCCGAAGAACGCTTGGTCTGTTTTAGGCGTCGGTGTGGCACGTTTGGAATTGCTCAAACGCCGAACCGTCGTAACAGTCTATGGAGGCCTAGACTCAAAGACCACCTACTGCGCCACAGGTGTGGCGGAGTTGGAAAATCCCTTCCGCATAGTCACGAAAGTGACGACGACGGGGGGGTGGTCAGGCTCTCCACTCTACCACAAGGACGCAATCGTCGGGTTGCACTTGGGTGCGAGACCTTCTGCGGGAGTCAATAGAGCGTGTAACGTGGCTATGGCTTTCAGAGTTGTGCGGAAATTCGTCACTGTGGAAAACAGTGAGTTATATCCCGACCAAAGCAGCGGTCCTGCCCGAGAGCTCGATGCAGAGACGTATACGGAAAGGTTGGAGCAAGGAATTGCTTTCACTGAGTACGATATTAACGGCATCAAGGTGAAAACCTCCGACCGAGAGTGGACTACAGCTGAGGCGTTGCGTATCGCAAGGTACAAGCCTCTGAGTGGAGGAAAAGCATGGGGTGACAGTGATGACGAGGACACCCAGGAAACTGCAATCCGGCCTTTAAACTGCCAGCGGGCGGGCTCCCTACGGGACAGTCCGCCCTTGGCCAACTTATCGAGTACGCGGGTTACGTCTGGCGTGACGAAGGAATCATCAATTCCAGCGGCATGCCATTCCGATCCGCTGGAAAGTCGAGTTGCCGGTTTAGAGAAGCTGTGTGCAGAGCGGTTCACAGAGATGTTCGAGCTGCTGAGACAGAGTTCCCTGAGCTCAAAGAACTCGCCTGGCCAAGCCGCGGATCAAAAGCAGAAATCGGATCGCTCCTCTTCCAAGCCGGCAGGTTTGAGAGAGTCGAAGCGCCCGCCAATCTGCAATTGGCAATCACTAACCTCCAAGCCCAGTACCCGAAGTCCCGACCCCGCTCCTGCTTCCGCAGAGAGCCATGGTGCCGCGAAGACTTCGTCGCAGAAATCGAAAAGATCGCGCACTCGGGGGAAATCAACCTCAAAGCAAGTCCCGGCGTCCCCCTCGCCGAAATCGGGGTCAGCAACCAGCAAGTAATTGATGTGGCCTGGCCCTTGGTGTGTGAGGCTGTGGTGGAGAGGCTCCATGCCTTGGCATCCGTAGACCCGCGCCAGCACGACTGGTCCCCAGAAGAACTCGTGAAACGAGGATTGTGTGATCCTGTAAGACTTTTCGTCAAACAGGAACCACATTCTCGACAGAAGATTGAACAAGGTCGGTTTCGACTTATCTCTTCTGTCTCGCTTGTAGATCAACTGGTGGAACGCATGCTTTTCGGGCCCCAGAACACCACAGAGATTGCTCTGTGGCATTCTAATCCCTCTAAACCAGGGATGGGCTTGTCGAAAGCTAGCCAAGTCGCGTTGTTATGGGAGGATTTGGCGCGCAAGCACCAGACCCACCCGGGTGCCATGGCTGATATCTCAGGGTTTGACTGGTCCGTTCAGGATTGGGAACTCTGGGCTGACGTATCTATGAG